CCCCTTTCGGGGTTCACTGCTTTATTGACTCAAGATTTCTCTTACTACCCATATATTCCCTGAGTAGCCCATAAAGTTACTGAATATTAACTTTGGCAAGTTTAGCTTCATCTCTAAGCTCGTTAAAGCTATCGAGTAGTATTTTAGAAAGATATGCTGTTATGGCCTTCCGGTCATAATAGTAACCTTTCTGGTCTACTATCGGTAAGTATTCAACAGGAGAGACAGTATCTGGCTCTAAATCATCCAATACTGTGAACATTAGAAATTGTAGTTCACGGGATGTCTGAGTTAAAGCAAGCACAATAGGATGGGAGCCCGAAAGGTCTCCTATACTCCTATCCGCCAAGGCCTTTTCACTATAAGGCACGCCAATCGAAGAGAAGCCCTTAACTAGATTTGGAAACATAGTTTCCATATCTAGTGGTCTTATCTTCATTGCTTTCTCTATTATATTTTGAGTCCGTTTTGATATAATCCTTTGGATTACATCTTTCCGGGTGATCGTCAAGGTAGCGTTACCACTATCAGTTTTGAAACTGAATGTGGGCGCCACAGATGATCTTAACCAAAATAAATATTGAAGGCGCAGAAGGTCTTCTGATTTAAGGACCCGATGCAAGCCATAGTGACCTGTATCTGGGGATATGAAGTCTCTCTCACGTAGTATTTCAACTAAATCTAGCATATTAACTATGTTATTTTTAGAAAGAATATTATGTTTGATTGAACTCATCTCCTTACCATTTAGAGAGAGCCTTTTGGCAAACTCTATCTGGGAACGTTCTTTGTCACCAATTATTGACTTTTGAAGATTGATTGTTAAACCAATCTTCTCTAGTATAATTTGGTAACGCCGTGCAACTTTTGTATTAAATATAACAATGTCATCGCCCAGGATACGGTACTGTTTGAAAAATCGTAATGGTTTCCCATTATGAAAATTCTCCCAGTTTGCCGCAAACTGAACAATGTCATGATGCCAAAGAGCGAATGAAGGAAAAGAAGATAGTAAGCCCAAAGGCTGACCTACCTTCCATCTAACATAACTCTTTGTCGATTTAACATAAAAGTCCCTATCCGTCATTATTGTATACCAACTTTCACTTAAGTCTTGACCTCCCATCAGTCTCAGACGGTGTTTCTGCATTATAGCAGGAATCCTATCTGAAGCTGATGATAGATCAAAACAATATGTACGTTTCCCACAACTTTCCGCGATTAAGGATTTAAATCCTTTATCTTGGTTAGATGTTGAATCTGTACTTATTTGGCTTAAAGTCTTCTGCAGAGAAATCTGTAGAGGCTTTAATGAAGGCTGGGACCAATAATCACCAATAGCGAAGATCCTTGTTTTACCAGCAGGCTCAGATGAAAATCCAAGTCTGCCCGTATAATAAGAACCTTCTTTTACTGTTTCACTTTGCCCAACCATCCAATCAGTGATCCAATCTTGTCCAAGGACATTATTGAGTCTCTTGATTGCATGGTAAAGATAATGTGAAGCAGTGACAGCCTTAGCATCGAGGTGTGAACTAGCTACTGCTGGTCCGTTAGGACCTTTAGATAGTGTAGTTAACACCTTTGACCAAGGCGCTACTGGATCTTGTAAAGAACCTAAATACCACTTTCTCCTACGAGTAAACTTTGTTAAAAATTTATTAAACTTTGGTAGCAATTCCAGTACGTTTATTTCCTGTAAAGGAGATAAATCGTCAGTGATAGCTACCGTAGAATAATCA